CTGTGACCGAAAATATGAACATATTGAATGGAAAACCGGTTAAAGCCTTTCAATATCAAGACCAAACAGCGCATATAACAGTGCATATGTCTATGGTACAGGACCCTAAGATACAAGAATTGGCAGCACAGGCTCCAAATGCTGATGCTATGCAAGCATCGTTGGGAGCGCACATAACAGAACACTTAGGATTTGAATATAGGAAACAAATAGAGCAAGAATTGGGTACTGAGTTACCACCGATAGGAGAACCTTTGCCACCTGAAATTGAATCTAGGTTGTCCACTTTAGTTGCAGCAGCAGCACAGCAATTATTAGGTAAAAATCAGCAACAAGCACAACAAGAAGAATATCAAGAACAACAAGACGATCCAGTTCTACAATTACAACGTGAAGAATTAGCTATCAAGGCAGCTACCCAAGAATCTAAGGCTACTACTGATGAAGCACGTATTGCTGCCGATTTAGAAAAAGCTAGAATGAAAGATGAACTTGAAAGGATAAAATTAGATACCGATCTATTAAAAGAAGGAACTAAGATTGGAGCAGATATAGCAAAAGTTTCTGCACAGGAAAGAACTAAAGGTGCTGAGATAGGTAGGAAGATAGCAGAAATAATAATAGATGATTAAGATGCCAGTTGATCCTGATATATTTGAATACTTGACAGAACGTTTAAACAATGAGATAAAGATTATTACTGAGACCTTAGTAGATGGAGAAGTTAAGGATTTTTCTGAACTTCAGCGTTTAAAAGGTAAGATAGATGGGTTACGTATTTCCCAACGTGAAATAACTGAATATTATAATAAGTTAGTAGAAGTAGTTTAATACGCACATGTCATGGGACATGATGGAGAACGTCAGACTCCTTTATATATTTGACGCAACATAAGGAAACTTATGACAGTAAAGGCAGTAAAGGAAGCAGAAGAAATAGAGGAAGATTCTAATATTGCTTCTCAACTTCCTGAACCAACAGGATATAAAATTCTAATAGCTTTACCAGAATCCAATGAAAAGACTGAAGGTGGTATTGTTAAAGCTGAAGCTACACGTAGTATAGAAGAAACAGCCTCAATTATAGGATTTGTTTTAAAAATGGGTCCCGATTGTTATAAAGATGAAAAACGTTTTCCAAACGGAGCATACTGTGAGGAAGGTGACTTTATTATTATGAGAGGATATAGTGGAACTCGTATGAAGATACATGGCAAAGAATTTAGACTTATTAATGATGATACTGTTGAAGCTGTTGTAAGAGACCCGACAGGAATAGTGAGAGCATGAACGAGCAAATACAAGAAGAAGAACTTCCTGTGGTTAATACCATTGAAGCACCTACCTCTGATGTAGAGATAGAAGTGGTTGATGATAGACCGCTAGAAGATCAAAAACCAGCAAGAGCATCTAATGATGATGTAGATGCAGAAATTGCTAATATTAGTGGGCGTACTAAAAAAAGAATAGATAAATTAAAGTACGACTATCACGAAGAAAGAAGGGAAAAGGAACAGGCATTACGTACACGTGATGAATCCGTAAGATTTGCTCAACAAGTAGCTGATGAAAATCAGCGACTGAAGAATACAGTATCTAGAAGTGAAGGTGCTTTACTTACGAGTCTCAAGACTAGAACAACATCTGATATTGATGCAGCTAAGTTAGAGTATAAGAGTGCATATGAATCTGGTGATACAGATAAATTACTAAATGCACAAGAAAAACTTTCTGCTGCTTACGCTGATAAAAACTATGTGGAGAATTATTCTCCAACTATGCCACCCCCACAAAATGGCATACCACAGAATTATCAACAAGCCGTTGATCCCAGAAACTTTGAACAACAACAACAGCAAGTCCAAATTGATCCTGCTGCTGCTGATTACATAAGGAGTAATCCTTGGTTTGAAGCACCGGGACATGAGGATATGACAGCTTTAGCTTATGGTATGCATGCTAAATTAGTTAGAGAGGGGGTTGACCCTGTTAAGGATTCAGATATATACTATGCTAGAGTAGATGAAGCTGTTAAAAACAGATTTCCAGAACGCTTTGAGGCGGGTACTGCAACGTCTCAACCACCTTCGACTGTGGTAGCACCAGCCAATAGGACTGGTCAAAAACAGCGCAGAGTGCAGTTAACAAAGACTCAAGTTGACCTCGCCAGACGACTTGGACTTACGCCAGAACAATACGCATCGCAATATGCGAAGGAGTTACAGAATGGATAAGTTTGATAAAGATCAAGAAGATCAAGAGCGCACTTCTCGTACATTAGAATCGAGAGAGACTGATGAACGCAAAAAACCTTGGACACCTCCAAATTTGTTACCCGATCCTATTCCGCAAGAGGGATATAGATTTCGTTGGATCAGAACCAGTACAGCTGGTCAATCTGATAACATGAATGTATCTACCCGAATGAGGGAAGGTTGGGTTCCAGTTAAGGCAGAGGATCATCCAGAATTGCAGATTATTATGGATAAGAATACTCAGCATAAAGGATGTGTAGAAGTAGGTGGACTACTTTTATGTAAAGCACCTGAAGAAATGATTGATGAACGAAATAAATATTATCGTAAACAATCAGAACAACAGATGTCAGCGTTAGACGCAAATTATATGAAAGAAGAAAATCCTGCTATGCCTATGTTTAAAGAGAGGAAGTCAGAGGTTACTTTTGGTAAAGGTGGTAAATAATTTATCGCCTTTGTTTTTATTAACTTTGTATTTAAAAGGTATATAACATGAGTAGTTCAGCAACGCCTTACGGAGCAAGACCAGTAGGCACTTTAAGTGCTTCCGGTTCTTTCAATGGTAAGGTTAGACACTATAGTATCGCTAGTGCTTATGCCGTGAATATATTCTATGGAGACTTTGTTAAACTTGCGGCTGCTGGCGTTGTCCAGAAAGACGTAGGTACTACAACATTGACTCCAATAGGTGTATTCTTAGGTTGTACTTATACCGATCCAAATACTTCACAACTGACGTTTGCCCAAATGTGGACAGCCAGCGTAGTAGCATCTGATGCTTATGCGTATGTGATAGACGATCCAACAGTTCTTATGGAAATGCAAGGTGACGGCTCTGCCGCCCTTACTAACATAGGAAATAATGTTGCGATTGCTTTAACATCAGGCTCAACCACAATAGGAACAAGTAAAAATGCAGTAGATATTTCTACCGCAGCTTCTACTACAGCAACTCTGCCTTTGAGAATTATCGATAAGTCAGATAGATCAGATAATGCTTTTGGTGATTCATACACCGATCTTATTGTCAAATTCAATGCTGGACACCTAATGGACAACACGACAGGCATATAGACGAGGAGAATAAACTATGGCTATTTCAAGAGCGCAGTTATTAAAAGAACTTCTTCCCGGCTTAAATGCATTATTTGGGTTGGAGTACGCTAAGTACGAAAACGAGTCTACGGAAATTTATGAGACTGAAACATCTGATCGTTCATTCGAGGAAGATTTGAAGTTAAGTGGATTTGGACAGGCTGCGGTAAAAGATGAAGGCTCAGCTATCATTTATGATAATGCGCAAGAATCTTTTTCGCAACGTTATAACCATGAAACGATTGCTATGGGCTTTGCTATAACTGAAGAAGCGATGGAGGATAACCTCTATGATTCGCTTTCTGCACGTTATACTAAGGCACTTGCAAGAAGTATGGCTTATACAAAACAGGTAAAAGCTGCGAATCCTCTTAATCAAGGATTCTCAGGTGGCTCATATAATTCTGGCGATGGAGTTGATTTGTTCTCAACCTCACACCCTTTGGTGTCAGGTGGAACAAATGCTAATACTCCAAGTACACAAGCAGACCTTAACGAAACTTCGTTAGAGAATGCTGTGATAACTATTGCCGGATGGACAGATGAGCGTGGTTTGCTAATTGCAGCAAAACCTCGCAAGTTAATTGTTCCACCTAACAGTATGTTTACCGCAACACGTATCCTAGATACCGACGCTAGAGTCGGAACTGCGGATAACGACATTAACGCTATCAAGCATAATGGAACCATTCCAGAAGGTTATTCTGTTAATCATTTTTTAACAGATACTAACGCTTGGTTTATAATGACAGACGTGCCAAATGGATTTAAACATTTTACACGTACTGCATTAGAAACAAGTATGGATGGTGACTTTGATACTGGTAATGTAAGGTATAAAGCTAGGGAACGTTACTCCTTTGGAGTTAGCGATCCTCTTGGAGCGTATGGTTCTTCGGGATCATCTTAATAACTAAGGGGGGGTGAAATGATATATCTCCCCCTTTGTTTTTCTAGGGATTTTTTTATTGTCTATAGACTGCCCTAGCAGACTTGCCAAGACTATAGACTTATTTAGGAGACTAAATTATGGCAAATTCAAGTTTTACTGGACCAGTCAGGTCCAAAAACGGTTTTATAACTTACCGAGTTAATTCCAC